CTGGAGTAAGAGGTATGGGTATTAACAATGGCTTGAATACTATGAGTGGTATGCTTATGGGATCTGGTATGACTGCAGCGGGAGCAAGGGCTGCTGGAGCTGCAGGAGGTCAACAGGTTGCTCGTACTTTAGGTTCTAGGATCTTAGGTTTCATGGGAGGACCTTGGGGAATTGTAATAACCATGGCCTTACCAATGATCTTGGATGGTGTTAGACTCCTTGTTAATAAAAAGGATGAAGAGATAGAGGCTATAAAAGAACAATTCAACCCCGAAGTTACTAATCAACATCAACAGGATCTACTCAGAGAAGTAATAGCTGAAGCTACTAGATCTGGTATTATTACTGGAATGGGACAAGCTAAGTTACCAGAGGTGAATGTTAATGTTGATGGTATGGGAGGGAACAGTGCTATCATCAACTTCATGGGAGATCCAAATAATCCTTATACAATGTTCCCTTAAATGGAGATAACTATGGCTACTTTAAAATCCAATACTCACGAACTTAGAGAAAAGCTTTATGAAAGGCAAGGTAAATCTAGGTTCGGTAATATACAGAATTTAAAAAATCCCCTTAACTATGCAGGTACTACCCTCAGTGGGATATTTTCCGATTTATCCCAAGGTTTTGTAGAAAAAACCTCTGGTTTAACTAATGGAGATATCAATAAACTATGGAGGGCTAAGATACTCCTCGATAGGCTTGGTGGACCGGCTACTGGTAGAACTATAGGTTTACCAAGGGATAGTAATGGAAGTACTTTTATCCCTAATAAACTACCCTACCCAGATCTAAAGCAAGGAGGTGGTTATTCTATCCCGGAAATGAATCGGAGAAATAATATACTATGGAGGTATAAAGTACGAAATGGTTTAACTAGACCATCAGGAGAAGTAGATGGAGAACATTTTGAAACTCTACCCATAGATACTCCAAGTACTAAGACTTTCAAGGTATTCAGGACAGCTACAGAAAAAACCACCTTACACGATTCTATCAGGAATCACCGTAGGAATGAAGTAATCATCTTTAACCTAAACGGTAACGGAGAAAATTACCAGTATATCATTTTACAGAACAGGCCACCAGAAGTAGAATTTCAAGGAGAAACTTCTTGGGCTGCTATCAAGTCTTTCGGTAGGAATGTACCCATGTATCACTTTACGGGAGCTGAAGACAAATTACAGCTTCAAGTATCTTGGTTCTGTAATGATCCAGTTAGGCCTTGGGAAGTAATCCAAAAATGTAGGTTACTGGAAGCTTGGTCTAAATCCAATGGTTATGCTGCAGGCCCACCAGTACTACAGATAGACTGGGGAGGTTCTGGTATATTCGATAATGCCTACTTCATCCTTACTTCAGCTACCTATGTACTTAAGCAGTTTAGGGATGGTTATATCGACCGTAGATCTACTGATTCTACTTGGCAAGATGGTAAGTTATACCCAATGGCAGCTACTCAAGAATTAATATTTTCTCGAGTAAGCGGTACTAACCCTACCTACTCTAGTATCTATGACCCAAATAAACTGACAGGTATTAAAGGTATAGGTACGGGTAATAAGAAAACTATTGCTAATCCAAAAGATAATCAATCTTCACTATGGCAAGCGTAAAAAGTCCCTATGATTCCTCCGTAGTTGTTGACTATGGCGATGGTTCTATAAGCCTAGAACCTATTAGAGAGAGCGTAACTATTACCGATGAGGATTTAAACTATACCGTAAAGGAAGGAGATACTCTACAGGGTATTGCTCATACTTACTACGATGATTCTGGCTTATGGTATATTATTGCTATAGCTAACGATATTCAGAATCCTCTAGATATAAAACAGTTTTATCCAGGACAGTTACTAAGAATACCTCAGTATGGCGGAAATTAAAACTAAATCTAACCCAAGTATCTTAAATCAGGGTACAGCTACTCCTTACTTAGCTATCTTTAGTGAAGTAGGCACTCCGGTATTACATCCAATTACTGGAGTGCCTCTTGGAGCGTATATAAGTCAATTCGAATATAAATATGATGAAGAAAAGCTCAATGAGTGTACCGTTACTTTTGACTGCGGAGACCCAGATGTAGTAGATGAAAAATCCTTCCCTGAAGGTATGATCATATTTGTTCAGTGGGGATATATTTATCCAGATGGATCTTCTGTATCGAGTGAAGCTGTATCTTTGAAAGTTCGAGATTATAATGTAACCTTCGATGATCAAGGCGTACATAGTTCATTAGTTTGTTTAGATGTCAAAGCCGACTTATTATTAAGTTTACCAGTAAAACCCAATGGAGATGATAATAAAACTCTAGACAAGTATCTAGAGAACGGCTGCGACTTAGATATGCCCGTAATAATAGAAGCTTTTGTATGAATGATAAAATATCCCAATTAGTAGATCATCAGGTTTTTCAACAAATCCAGACTACTACCTCAGATCACCCCATAGGAAAGGGTACTGTTATTTTTGCTAATACCTTTACGGGTACTCCCGTAGAGATGGACCAACGAGTTAGAGATGCTTTAACTTCTGAATCTATCTTTATAGGTAATAATCCAATAGTCCAACTACAGAAGGCTCTAGAGAGATTAGAGAAAGGGCCTTGGTATATAGATTGTAGAGGTGAAGTATTATATATACATAATAAACCTTACTCTATACCAAGTTCATACAATTATGTGTATGCCCAAGAGAATGGAGAAGTACTGTCTATAAATTTTAAAACCAGTTATAGGACCAGGAATGCTCCAAGAGGTTCTACGATGTCTTTTGATGCCTATAGTAAAAACATAAAATCTACCTCAACTGGTATGTCTGTAGGTACAGAAGCAGACCTTGCTGAGCAGGCCAAAGCCCAAGAGGGTCCTCAGTTGCAGGCTTCTTCTTCTCCCGATTATTTTAATCCCGATATTGACAGTGAGAGGGGTTATTATGAAACCCACTACAGATTTCCAGAAGTATCTCCCCAGGAAATACAGGCTGATATGGATAATAAAGGAAAAAGTTTTGTAAAAAGTAGTTATGAAAACTTTATTAAAGGAGGTGATAAAACTCTTGTTAATATGGTCCAAAGTCTTTTCCAAAGCAAAAACTTGGCTCATGGGAGTCCGGGAGAACAATCATTTAAGGAGGAGCTTAAAGCTGCCGGAAATGATAAAAATAAGATCCAGGGAGTTTTAAAAACTTGGTTTGGTCAGGATAAAGTAAATATCGATTTAGGTACTTACATGACTCTAACCGAAAGTAAATCTTTAAAAGACTTAGTAGGAAATAATACTTTTATACCTGCTTACAATAGTAAGGGTAAGCCCATAGGTGCTAGCTATGTATTTAATAATGGTTCAGTTGGTAGCCTTAAAGGTGGAGACTTTGCTTTTTCTTTAGAGCAGTATCTTAGAAAAAAATTTAGGAAACAGTTTGTAGTAGTACGTAAACCTACCTACACCTACCAAACTTATCCCACAGCTTCTCCTCAATATACTAACATTCAGGTACAGGTAGCTTATAAAAAGAGGACTGTTTACCAAATGTCTGCTGTTCAGTTTGTAAGCGATTACTATAGTAGGTACTTAGATAGTCCCCAGAAGCAATACTTAAACTACCTCCTCAATAATGCTATGGGTAATAATACCCGTAAAATTACCGAAAAAAGATTGGAAGTAGAAATGAGGGTAGTAGGTAGACCACAATTAACTACTGCTTCTATACTTCACATAGATAACATAGGTTTTAGATCTGGAGATTATCATGTTAAGAGAGTTATACATAGGCTATCATCTGATGGTTATACTTGTTCTTTAACACTATCTCCTGCTAACTATAAAGCGGCTTCTCAAACTGATAGTGTAAAAGTTGGGCTTGGTACTTCTAAACCTACTATGAGGGCTCAAGGAGGTGGTGAAGAACAACCCGTAAGTCAAGGTAATGTATATATAGATTACAGCCTTATTACTCAGGATGAGGTAGAATACTTTAACACTAAGAACAATATAAATGATCAGACTAATGCTGCTATAGAAGTATCTTACAATCTATACCTTAGAGCAGCTAATAAGCCCGGAGCTCAAAAACAAGGTGTATATCATAAACATGTTCAGATGGACGGCAGTAAGGTATCTAAAGTTTGGTATACTTCTACTCTACCACCTCATGATAAGAACTTTAATAACTTCAAAAGGGTATACTCAAGTAAGGTATATGATTTGCTAAGAAAGAAGGCAGATAATTTTAAGAGATACAGTAAAAACAATTAAGCTATGTCAGATATTACAGGAATTATCGTAAATCAGGGTATAGAAGCTTTTGGCAGATACTACTCAAGGTATAAAGGTATAGTAGTAGATGATGATGATCCTTATTCTATGAATCGTCTTAAAGTAGCTGTACCAGATATACACGGAGGTATTATAGACTGGGCTTTACCCATGAATCAACAGGGTTCCATGGATAGTGGTATAAAATATCTAACTCCAAAAGTTAAGGATTTAGTATGGGTATCATTTGAGAATGGTAATCCCTCTAAGCCTCTCTGGGAATATTGCGGATGGGGCTTAAGTGAGTGTCCTGAAGAGTTATCTAAGAATAATGTACTTGGTTTTGTTACTCCTAAGGGTAATAAGGTGTTTTTAGATGAGGATGAAGGACATCTTACAGTATCTGTATATGGAGATGTTTTAGTAGTAAGCGAGGAGGGTAATATCCAGCTTACTACTAAAAAAGGCAGTATTATCTTAGATGCTAAAGAAGGTATATTTGGACATGATGGTGAAAAGGGCGGTTTAATAAACATAGATGATCTTACAGATAAGCTTAATAAGTTACAGAGTGAGTTAGAGGAGTTTAGAACAAACTTTAATAATCACACTCATATATCCTCTTCTCCTGGTTCATCCTCTTCTACTACTCCTCAACAAGCCACAAGCCCATTTAGTTCTTTTAATAAAGAAGAATATGAAGATAAAACATTTTTACACTAATGGCAAACATTCTAGAAAAAACCATCGGTTCTGGAGTATTATTTCCATTTAGTATTACTAAAAATGCTAGAGGGGAGACAGGAGTATATCCAGTAAAAGGAACTCCAGAACTTATTTTACATAACCTAAATTCAATTATACAGTATGAACTGGGTTATAGGCTTAGGCAAGAGGATTTTGGAACAAGGCTTTGGGAATGTATAGAAGAACCCAACACTCAGGCTCAAGCCTTCTTAGTTAATCAGTTTGTTAGACAGGCTTTATTAAAGTGGGAGAGTAGGATTAGTATTACTAAAACCGAGCTTGTCCGACAAAACAGCAAATTATCAATCTTTATACACTATAACCTAAAAGATACTAATTTTGGGGATGTAGTTGGAGCTACCTATGAACTTTAAAACTCATACAACATGAATATAACAAATCCATGGTTAAATCCATATCATAGATCTTTTCATCAGATTAAACAAAGGCTGGTAGAGGGACTTAAATCTATCACTGATAAAGATGGTAATCAGTTAATTACCGATGTATCAGAAGGTAATATCTTGGTATTAATAATCTCTATGTTTGCAGCTATAGCTGAAGTATTACACTACTACATAGATACTAAGATTAGAGAGTTTTTCCTTTCTACTGCCAGAAGGTATACTTCTGTACAAGCTTTGGGTAGTTTAGTGGGCTATTATCCAAAAGCAGCAATAGCAGCTACTGTAGACTTAGTTTTAACTCGGGGAGATAAGGATAGCAGTGGTTCCAGTACTTCTCATAATATTCCAGTTGGTTATACTTTTGAACAAGATGGTACGACTTGGATGGTAAGTACTAATGTATTCATACCACCATATACTAGTCAGGTTCGAGTACCTGTTATACAGCATAGGCTCTACAACATAGACAGTCTTCAGGGTTTAAGCTTACCAACTGATACAGATAGGATAATCTTTAATCCGGGAGAGATACCTTCAGGAGAGTTTTATGAGCATGGTACTATGGACTTAACCATAAATAGTGAACACTATACATTAGTAGATACCTTTGCTTATTCTAGGCCTAACGATAAACACTTTAGAGTAGAAGTAGATAATCTAAATAATCTGGTCATTATCTTCGGAGATGGTACCTTTGGTTCTACTATGCCTTCTCAAGGTGTTATAAGTGCAGCTACTTGTTATTTAACTAAGGGTGCTGTTGGTAATGTAGAAGCTGGAACTATAACCGTTAACCTTGTGGATGGTATGGTTACTACTAACCCCTATCCAGCTACAGGTGGTTCTGATTATGAGAATATAGAATCCATGAGAGAACGTATACCTCTTCAGGTAAGAACTCAGGGAGTAGCCGTAACTAAAAGAGATTATGAGGATCTAGCTTTATTAGTACCTGGAGTTGGTAAGGCTAAAGTAGAACAGCTGTATGGTAGAAAAGTAGCTTTGTACATCTATCCCAGTAATTCTAACGTATTGGGCGATTTACAGGCTTCTGAAGCTTTAAAACAGAGAGTATGGAATAAATTAAATCCTTACTTACCTCTGGGTATTATACTAAAGGTATACTCTCTCGGTACCTCAGATATAGTATTAGACATAGATATTACTGGTAAACCTAACTATAAAGCTACAGATATACTTACTCATGTACGTACAGCTTTATATACTACTTACAATGCTCAAGCATCTAATATTGGAGGTACCATAAGAATATCTGACCTATATGCTCTTATCGATGGTTTACCCAGTATAGACTACCTTAGGATAAATAAGTTCTATGTAAGACCCTATGCTATACCAGTCAACTTCGGTATAGGTTTTACTCCTCAATCATTTGAGCTTATCTCTGCAGAATCTTCAGTAACTTACATATTAACCTTTAAAGCAAACTCACTACTGGATCTTATCTCTAGTGATGGCTTGTATCAGGTTTCTGATTTAAGTACATCTTCTCCCGTAACTATTGAAGATTCCGTACATAAGGTTTACTTTAACTGTACTTTCCTATCTCCTTCACAGGCTAGTTCAGATATAGCCAGAGTAGGTAATATCTTCAAAATCATTATATCACAAATAAATAATGATTATGTAGATACAGGATATACAGTACCTATTTTTGCAAGAGATACCGATTTAACCCTCAATATAGTAGAAACAATATGATAAACTTAAGATCTCTTATAGACATATTACCTTACTATTTTAAAGAGCAAGATACCTATAAGGTAAACGGTAAGGGTTTATTAGAAAGGTATTTGGACATTTTTGGTGAATATTTTGATGATCAGATAGTTAAGGATATAGATACTCTAGATGATATACTGGATATTGATCATACCCCTGAAATATATTTAGGCTATCTCTGGGAATTTTTAGGATCTATGCCTTATGCTAATCCTAAAGCTATAGACCCTAATAAATGGAAGCAGTACTTTAATGGATTCAGTGATGATACTACTATTGAAGCCCTGAGTAAATTATGGGTATATCGTAAAGATTCGGATAGTGCAGAGTATAGTCTAACCCTTGACCAAATAAGAGCTTTAGTAAAATATTCTGTAGCTTTGTTCTCTATAAGAGGAACTAAAAAGTTTTTTCAGATCTTACTTAGGTTATATGGGTTTGAGGTTACTATAAGTAACGGTAGTACTTACCCTGCAAGTGGTTTAGAAGAAGATTACGACTTTAGTGGTATAGATGATAATTTTAGTGGTACCAATGATAATTTTGGTGGTCTCCCTGAATCAATCTTCGAAAGTAAACTTGAGCCGACCAAGTTAGATTCAGAATGGTTGAATCTGGATGAAGGAACTATAGACAATCGAGAAAATAATAGTGTAATCCTCAATGTTAATTTCAGACTAAGAAGTGAACACACCTATGATAGTAGTTCTAGTGATTTCCTGAGATTACAGGATAGAATGTTTAACCTTATAAACCTTTTCTTACCAATGGGTAGTAGACCCCATCTGATATGGGATAACGTACTTTCAAAGGGTAAGGTTGTAAATGGTTTTGAAAATAAGGTTAATAGATCTGTAGAACTATATGTAGACAGGGCTAACATTGGCTCAATGAATCCCATGTTTGTTCCTTCTACTAAATACCCAGGATGGTATCAGGTTAAATATACTAGTGGTCCGAACGTAGTTAGTTTTAGTTGGGCACCGTTAAGGATAATGGTTAAGATAGTAGATGAATACCCATTTAACCATAGACCGGCTTTTATTGAAGATCAACCTAAACGTTTTAAGATCACTTTTGGACCAGC